TTTAATTACGTCAAAGTCTTTATCTTCGGTAAATTGTGATTCAACAAATCCGTCAAAAGAAGGATATTTCATCATAACGCCCAAAGTATCAGTCAACATAATTTTATTAGTATGTCCTTCTGGAAAAACTACCTCAGCTTCAGTAAGATTCAAATTATACATTACTTGTGTTTTTTCATCATCTTGACATGTAACGTTCATTTGAACAATTTCACCAACAGAAACTGCACGAATATTTAAGAAAATATATTCTAAATCAAAAGTTGCAAGATTTTCAAGTTTTATTCTTGTAGTAATGCAAGATTTTAACAATTCATATATAGACTCTCTTATATTTTTCTCATCATTCGTCTCTAGTGCCATTAACAGGATTTTTTCTTCTTTTAATTTTTTTCTTTGTTGATGGAACTACCAACTCATAAGTCGGTAAATCCATGGTTGGCAATGCCATAATATCTACTCCAAGGTCATATTTATATTTAGCGACTTTTTAAACAAAAAAATAGCGGGAAAATTTTTCCCGCTTTTATGGAATTAGAAAGTCAATTTTGCTGTGTCTATACAGACATTGTAATATTATTATGCATAATTGTATGTCTTGTGTAATAGAACTGTGCTGTTACTTTTGTTACTAAAGTAGATCCAAATTGTAATGGAACCGCATCAATAGCAAATGGCCATGCTCTTTCCATTAGATATACTGCAGATACTCTTTCTGGTTGATCTTTAGTTCCTAATTCTGTTTTTGTAATTCTAAGTGTTCTACAATAATCTTTTGGAAACTTTAATCTGTTAGTTCTATTAGGTTCTTCTGGAGTTGTGATTCTATCTTGAAAACGTACAGCATCCTCTTGAGGAGGTTCATTAAATATTTTTCCATACCATTCGTTCAAATATTTCAATGGTGTCAAATCAGCATCACATTGGAATCCAAGTTGAAGTTCTGTAAACACACGAGTATGCGGATAGTTTACTTGACCTTCACCAGTGTATCTTCCTTCAATAGTTCCAGTTGCTGCCTGTATGTTTGGAAGTTGTGCTTCATCACATAAAAACTCAAATATATTGTCTTGAGCAGGTCTACCATTGCCTTCTACAATCTCCACCACAAAATGATTTGCTAATGACATACCGCCATTGGCATTCATTGTAGATAAAAAATTATTAATTCCAGATGACACGCTAAATACCTATGTTGGATCATTTATATTTATGGCGTACTCTGGGTATTATAAACCTATACACCCTCAGAAGTATCGTGGCAACCCAACAAATATTGTTTATAGATCACTTTGGGAACGAAAGTTCATGGTTTTCTGTGACAATAACCCATCTATATTACAGTGGGGTAGTGAAGAAATTATCATACCATACAGAGCACCTGATGGTAAAGTAAGAAGATACTATCCAGACTTTTGGATTAAAGTTCGTGAAAAGTCTGGTAAGATCACGAAGTATATAATTGAAGTAAAACCCAAAAAACAAACACAACCACCGAATGTTAAAAACAAAAAAACTGCTGCCTACCGTAATGCTGCATTAACATACGCAAAAAACCAAACTAAATGGTCTGCTGCTCGTGAGTATTGTGAAGATAGGCAAATGAATTTCTTAATACTAACCGAGGATCATTTAGGAGTATGAAACAATGGCAACAACACTGTTTGAAAGAATAACAGAGAAAACTGGAGGAGAAAAAAAATCACTAGCATGGTATCGTTCCGCTGTAAAAGCAGAAGCTAGTTCATATAATAAAAATTTTAATAAGTATATCTTAAAAGAAAAGAGTGATAACATTGGTGCCGTAGAAGACCAAGATGCCAATGAACTTCGTAGATATACTGTGCAAGGTCATATGTATATGTTTGAATACAAGGCAAAGATGAAACACTTGCCTTATTTTGATAAGTTTCCACTTGTATATGTTTTAAAAGCAAGTAGGAGTGAGTTCTGGGGACTCAATCTACACTACTTGACACCAAAGAGAAGAATTCAAGCTACAAAAAAATTAATGCAAGGTAGAATTGACTTTCCTAAGAAGTGCTTTCATAAATACCTACAGCCTCATGTTGAAGGTTTGTTATTAGATCTGGCTGCAAGTGAATGGGATACTGCTATCCTTCTTCCTACAGAAGATTTTGTGAAAGAAATCAATGGTTTATCATTTTCTATTAAAAAAGAAGATGTATGGAAGGAAACCAATGAGACCTTCTACGATAAGATCAGAGGACAAAGAATTGTCCGAGGTTATGGCACTACACAATCTAGAGAGATGGCAACGTAATGGCAGTACCACCAAAGATAGGAGAATGGAGATCAAAGAAAACCTCTAAGGGTACTAAGTATCAGACATGGAATGGTAAGTCTTGGCAACCTACTGGTGGATCCACCGTTAAACCTAAAGAAAAAAGAGAATATCAACCAGATGGTTACAATGATCCCTATGAAGATTATAATCCTTTCCTAGAAACTGAGGGATCTATAGCAGATAAATTTGGTGGAGATGGCACTGCTGTAAATGGTGCTGGAGGTTCTGTCAGATATCCTCATGACATGAGAATTGCTGAAGCTGAAGACTTTGTAATGTTTGATTTCTATGATTATAAACCACCTTTTCAAGGTAAGAAATCATTAAATGATGTGGGTGGTGAATCATATGCTAACTTAACTTTAGGTGATTATAACGCTACTGGATTTGCAGGTGAGTATTTTAAAGACAAAAGGTATCCACAAATTCTATTGTATATGCCACAAGATATTCAAGATGCATTTAGTGCAAAATGGGAGGGTAAAAAGTTTGGACAAGTAACCACTGGATTAATTGCAGCTGCTGGTCAAGAGGGAAATATTAATAAACTAAAAAAAGCAGGAAACACACTAGACGCTGCTCTTGACACTTCAATGGTAAAC